CCTTTCAGACCTTGCTGTGGCCATCACAAGATGGGCTTCGTCCAGCCGGTCCACCAGCAGTCGAAATCTTTCAGAATCTTCTCTCGGTTCTCCGGGGTGTCAGGCAGATTGTAGCCGGAGCGGGAGTTGCCGATGAAAAGTTCCCCGAAATCGTTCAGCCCACACGAGACACCGGTACGGCTGTCCTCTTTGAAAATAAGCATGAGACGAACCCTCCTTTACTGCACCTCTGCGACGCTCTCGTAACCCCAGCAGAAAACCCTGCGGCCCATCTTCTCGCAGCGGGATTTCAGTTCCCTCGCTGCGCTGTCGGCGGAGCTGATGCTCTTGTAACCGCACTCCACAACAGAACCGGCCGGAACCTTGCTCCCAAACGTGGAGCCGTTCTTTCCGGCGTACATCTTGAACTGGTTACCCGTCCAAGGCTCCTCGGCCTTGACGAACCCGAAATACCTTACCTGCGTCATAACGCGCACCTCCTTAATCTCTGTTCTCACGCTTCCACATGAGGAAGTTCTGGTAATCATCTTGACCCATCGAGACCGGCTTGCTCGTGTTGATGAAGTCGGGGCAACCGAAGCAGACGAGCTCGTCGGGGTTGCTGCGGGTCTGCGTCAGAACTTTGGCAGGGACGACGGTCTTCAGCGCCTTTCCGGACGGGACGCCCGGAACCTCAATGCGCCGGAGCAGCATATTGAAGTCGTAGTACCAGTCGAGATTCATGTACCGCTCCTCGCTGTCCGTGCTCTCGATTTCCTTGATGTACTCGGCCAGAGCACCGCGCACATCAAGACGAACCGGAGCGACGCTGTCGTCGTAGCTGTCGTAGAGGGTGATGGTCTCGGCCTTGCCGAAACGAACGGTCAGGGCGGCAACGCTGCCGGTGTACTTGTAGAGCTCCATAAAAACCTCCTACCCGAAACGGGTCTTACTGCTTGCTTGACGTCCCTAAAAGGGACACACGAAAGCAAAAAATTAAGCGACCTCAACCATACCAGCCAGACCGTAGAGGAGCTCGTGGTCCTCAAAGGAGATGCGCTCTTCCTCGAATGCACGGTCAATCTGCCAGTAGCACTCGTCGCGGTCGTTTTCGTTCTGGATTGCGGCGATTGCCTTGACCAACTTTTTGAACATATCGTTACCCCCTATCGACCATCAACCGAAATACTTGCTTGCGAACTGAGCCTTGCTGAGGGTCTTCATGTCGTAGACGTACTCGACAGCGTCTGCAACGTCCATGTCGGCACCGGTGACGAGCTCATTGACCAGAGCGGTAAAAT